GGAGATGAAATTTCAAAGGCCAAATATTCTGCACAGATGGAAAGATCGTTGGGATTAGGTGCTATGGGATTGCATTCATATTTTCACAAGCATAGAGTTTCGTTTGATTCTTATGAAGCTAGACAGATAAATGATGCCATATTTAAATTCATAAAGACCGAAGCCGTCGAAGAATCTAAGTTGCTCGCATCAGAAAGGGGAGAATGTCCCGACATGCAAGGTTCTGGACTTCGTAACTCTCATTTGTTGGCCATTGCCCCAAATGCAAATAGTTCTATAATTCTGAACACTTCTCCTTCTATCGAGCCGCTAAAGGCCAATGCATATACGCACAGAACAAGAGTCGGCTCTCATCTGGTCAAGAATAAGTACCTAGAAGAAGAATTGGAAACCCTTGGTAAAAATACTGATGAAATCTGGAGTTCGATCATAACAAGCGGGGGGTCCGTGCAGCATCTTGCATTTCTGGACGATCACCTAAAGGACGTTTTTAGGACTGCTATTGAAATAGATCAGCTCGATCTTATAGAACATGCCGCAGATCGGCAAGCATACTTGTGTCAGGGGCAGTCTTTGAATATATTCTTTCCTGCCGGCGCTCAGAAAGCATATCTCCACCGAGTTCACTATCGAGCTTGGGAACGTGGTTGCAAAGGATTGTACTATCTGAGGACAGAAAGTTCTAGTCGGGCAGAAAATGTTGCGCAAAAAGTTGCTAGGGTGGCTCTCGAAGATTACGAATCTTATCGTGAAGTGGATCAAGATGATTGTGAGGCCTGTCAAGGCTAGGAGAAATTTATGGAAGTATCTATCTATTCAAAAAGTGGGTGTCCTTTTTGCGTAAAAGCTAAAAACTGGTTCGAAGATTTTGATATTAAATATACCGAAGTTCTTCTTGACGACGAAGAACAGAGACTATCGTTTTATCAGAAAATAAATGTGTCGACTGAAATTTTAGGGACAGGTTCCTTTCCTAGAAGAGTCAATTCTATGCCTCAAATCTTTGTGGACAGTCGGCATATTGGGGGGTATGATGACCTCATGGCAACCGCCGATAAAATTTTAAAAAAGGTTTCTGGTGGATTGACGAAGCATTCGCAGACATATAAGCCATTTTTTTATCCTTGGGCAGTAGAACTTACTACCAAACACGAAAAAGCTCATTGGATCGAAGATGAAGTAGATTTGTCGGAAGATGTTATGGACTGGAAAACTGGCAGAGTTTCCGGCGATGAAAAAAACTATATTACTAATGTTTTAAGGCTGTTCACTCAGTCTGACGTGGAAGTGGGCAAAAACTATTATGACCAGTTTATCCCAAAAATAAAGAATAATGAAGTCCGTAATATGCTAGGATCTTTCGCTGCTAGAGAAGGAATTCATCAGCGCGCATATGCCTTGCTGAACGAAACGCTGGGTCTGCCGGACTCAGAATATCATGCGTTCCTAGAATACCAAGAAATGGTCGATAAAGTAGAATTTATGACGGATTCCGATCCTTCTACCATTAGGGGACTAGGCCTCGCATTCGCAAAATCCGTATTTAACGAGGGTGTTGCTCTGTTCGCGTCGTTTGTGATGTTGTTAAATTTTCAGAGATATGGGAAAATGAAGGGAATGGGTAAAGTCGTGGAGTGGTCTATTAGGGACGAATCTATGCATGTCGAAGGAAATGCAAATCTATTTCGGGCATATTGCTCAGAACATCCGAGGATCGTAGACGATTCATTTAAAAAAGAAATTTATGAAATGTCTAAAGTGGTAGTAAGTTTAGAAGACAAATTTATCGATCTTGCATATAGCATCGGAGATATTGAGGGACTATCTGCGGCAGAAGTAAAGCTGTATATTAGATATATAACTGATAGAAGATTACTTCAATTGGGGCTCAAGCCAGTATTTAAGGTCAAAACAAATCCTCTTCCTTGGCTGGAATGGATATTAAATGGCGCAGACCATACTAACTTCTTCGAGAATCGAGTCACTGAATACGAAGTAGCGGGATTAGTTGGTAATTGGGACAGCGCATACAAATAAGGAATTTTAATGTTGAATGAAGATTCGATGCTAGTGGTTGAGTGCAGATATTGTTCGTGCTATTTCGAAATATTCTTAAGAAATGATGACGATAGTGTTAACTATTGCCCCAGCTGCGGGGAAAATTTGAAAGACGGATACCGGTCAGAAGAAGAAACCAGCGAAAACGATTTATATGATGATGCTGAGGATTCGTGGTTAGGGTAGGCGGAATTGATTATAGCTTGACTTCTCCGGCGGTCTGTGTATATTTAGGCGACCCGAAAGATTTCTGCTTTTCTTCGTGTAAACTATACTTTTTATCTCCTACCAAGAAATACTCAGAATATTCTTTCAAGAATATTGAGGGTTCATCTACGCTACTTGATTATGATTGTCCTGAAGAGCGATATGACTTTATTTCTAACTGGGCGGTAGAGATATTATCCGAGCTCGGTGCCGAGTTAGTGTATATTGAAGATTATAGCTATAATTCTACTGGCAAGGTATTCAATATAGCAGAAAATTGTGGTCTTCTTAAGTGGAAATTGTGGAAGTCTGGTATAAATTATAGCCCGGTCTCGCCGGCAGAAATTAAAAAGTTTGCTTCTGGAAAAGGAAACGCAAACAAGGAAGTGATGTATACTAGCTTTGTCTCTGCTAGTGGAGTAAATTTGAAGCAATATTTAGAGTCTAAGTCGGAAAAAGTAACAAACCCAATATCAGACATTGTGGATTCCTATTATATTTGTAAATTCGGAGTAAATTCTCTTGACAAAGGTTGAATAATCGAGTATAATTGCCGAAATACTTCAAAAAGAAGAATCTATGCAAATAATTTACGGCAGTATGCGACACGATCTTACTGGCAGGAAAAGAAAACCTCGTAAAGTCTCCAAAAAAAAGTACACTCCCCCTAAATTTCAGGAATTAGTACTTAAAAAAAGCACACTCCAGATAAAGTATGAAGAAGAAATGAAAAAATATTCTTCTAATAACTCCTTGACAACCCCCAATTCTTGTGGTCTAATAGAAAGTAAGAAATATACGGGAAACGTTGTTATCGGCATTGCAACTATGCACAAATCTAACGCAGTTCCAGTAACAAGCTCAAAGCACGCAGAAGAAATATCTCGGATGGCCAAATGAATATCTTTGTATTGAATCGATGTCCTATAATATCAGCACGCGAACAATGCGACAAACATGTCACTAAAATGGTCACTGAAAGCGGCCAAATGTTGTCTACCGCTCACAGAATTCTTGATGGGGTTTTAGAGATGCAGCCATCAAATTCCGGTAAGCGCCTTATAAAATACTATAAATTAGATGACCATAGAGAGAATTTACTTTACAAAGCAGTTCATCATAAACACCCGTGCACCATATGGACCACAGAATCTTCTATAAACTATCAATGGCATTGGGAACACTTTACTGCCCTGTGTGACGAATACACGCGCCGATACGGGAAGATTCATGCGACAGATAGGCAATTGCGTGATGTGCTAAAAACGCCCCCACAAAACATTCCTCGCATCGAGATGACCCAATTTAAGCTTGCCATGAAGTCTAATCCCGAGTGTATGTTTCCCGAAGATCCAGTAAAATCGTATCGTTCCTTTTATATGACAAAGCAAAAAAGATTTAACATGAAATGGACTAAGCGAGAAGTTCCTGCGTGGTTTACCTATGAATGAATTTATAGGAACTATTGGCGAAAGATCTATTTTCTTCGCAAAACTTTTAGAAAGGCGAAATATCACTACGCACTATGGGGAGAGCGTAATATACACTATTATCACTCGCCCGGGCCGGAGAGGATCATTTTTTAGCGAAGATTACGAGAACCTCTCGGTAGGAAGTTGTTTTCATTTTAAAGGAACTGTGAAACTTCATCATTTTAATAAATATTCTCTAAAAAATGAGACTAAATTTAATCGGGTGGTTATACAAAAGCGCCTAGGAACTGTCGATAGCCCGATATTAGATAATGCTGTCAATTTTTAGAAAACTTCTATTGACATCATATTGGTATTAGTGTATAATTACTCATAACAATCAAAACGTGGATTCCCCAATGATTTTAGTCGATTTAAATCAGGTCGTAATATCGAACTTGATGACACAAATAAATTCTTATAAAGAAACTGTAGACGAGAATCTTGTCCGTCATATGATTCTTACTAGCATTCTTAGCGTAAAGAAGAGATTTTCTGGCGAATACGGAAACATAGTATTGTGCTGTGATAATAAGAATTTCTGGAGGAAAGAAATATATCCATATTATAAGGCTTCTCGCAAGAAAAGTCGCGAAGACTCTGGGTATGACTGGAATTTGATATTCAATACTATTACTGAAGTAAAAAACGACTTGCGCGAGCATTTTCCCTATAAAATTCTTGAAATAGCACATGCGGAAGCTGACGATATTATCGGGGTGCTGACTCGCCATTTCTCTCCCAGAGAAAAGATTTTAATTATTTCTAGCGATAAAGATTTCAAGCAGCTGCAGCGATATAATGGAGTTACTCAATATAGTCCAATTCTTAAGAAATTTATTGAAACTAGTGAGCCTTATAAATATATAAGAGAGCACACTATTAGGGGGGATAGGGGAGACGGAATTCCTAATTTCTTATCCCCAGACGACGTGTTTGTAACGGGGAAAAGACAAAAATCTATATCTAAGAATAATATAGATGAGTGGTTGGATTTAGATCGTCGGCCAGAAGATTTTTGTGATGCCAATATGCTAAAAAATTATAGAAGAAATGAGCAATTGGTCGATCTTACTTTTATTCCCGAAGAAATTGAGAATAAAATTCTCCAAGAACATCAAAAGCTACCTATTGGTAATATGAAAAAAGTTTTTGATTATTTTATTAAAAACAAGATGATTCTTTTAATGGACGAATTGTCTGAGTTTAAAGAGGCTAGTTATGAAATTAGTATTTGAAATTTTCGATGAAATTGAATCGACTCGTTCGATCAACGAAAAAAAAGAAATTCTTATGCAGCACAAGAGAGCTGGATTTTTGAGCGTATTACTACATATGTTTGATAAAAATATCAAGTTTCTTGTCAAAAAAATCCCGCCATATCGACCATCTAAGGCTCCTTTGGGGCTAGAAGATAGTCATCTAGAAAAAGCGATGAAGGATCTTAGACTGTTGTATGTAGATAGCAATGTATCAGAAGAAAGAATGACAATTATTCTTATTCAAATTCTTGAAAGTTTGAATCCAAAAGAAGCAGAAATTCTCGGTAAAATTATAACTGGGAAGATAAAAGTTTCTGGTCTTACTGAGAGACTGGTTAGAGAAGTCCATCCAAAACTTCTACCAGAAGCATCCGCTGGGTAGCTGTTTCGATGTGCATGATAAATAAATTTGCGAAAGGATATTTTATAATTTTCATTTTCGTATTTATTGTATCATGTTTTGCGGAAACTGGTGCTCTCCTTGACAATTTTATTGACGTAAAAAATAATGGAACCATTGATGAAAAAGAAAGAATTTCCCAAAAATAACCGAAATCCCAAAATAGAAAGTTATAAAAACTTTTCTAAAAATCTTGTGGTAAAACTTCGCCCCGTGATCAATTTTCGCAAGACTTGGGGATATGAAGTAAAATTAATCGACTTTGCGTCTCAATGGTCCAGAGAGCCTGGGCCCGAAATTTTCTCTAAATTCTTTTTGCGGGAAGATGATGCACGAAGTTATGCAAAAGAACTTGCTGGAGCTGCATGATGCAAGATTTTGAAGAATATATGTATCCGGAGGATATTGAGAAATCTGAAACCGATCCTTGTTATGCTGGGTGGTTTTGGTCTCTCGTCGACGACGATCATTTTCGTTGGCCGACGTTCATTGCCAAATGTAGGCTATATGATAAGATGTCTCAGAATGAAACTAGGAGCTAAATTTAAATCATGAAAACAACTGCAAGTGCTAATCCGTTACTATTTAATTTGAATAGAGAAGAAGTTGAAACGACCCTTAAGCATGGAAAATTTTATGTAAATTTTACCAAAGTCAATGGCGACCCGCGAACTATGTTGTGCACCCTATCGCAAAAATTTATGCCTAAATCCGAATTCCTGATTAACAGAAAATCCCCACAAAAAGTTAATACCGAGACATTATCCGTATGGGAATTAGAATCAGACTCATGGAAATCTTTTAGGATAAATACTATTAAGTCGATCACACAACTCGAAGAATAATTGATATATTCCCTGTTAGCTCAGTTGGTAGAGCGTCTGACTGTTAATCAGAATGTCCTTGGTTCGAGCCCAAGACAGGGAGCCAATTTACCCCCCCAATCCGTCTGTAGCTCAATCGGATAGAGCATCGGCCTTCTAAGCCGAGGGTTACAGGTTCGATTCCTGTCGGACGGGCCAGGGTTCTAAAATTCATTGAAAATAAATAAAAAAGCCCTTGACATCCAGCATTCTTTGTCGTATAATATGCTCATAACTTGATAAGGGAGAGCTAAATGAGAGAGGAACTTGCCGAATATGTCGACCACCTTGCACAAGATTATCTTGCTCGATATGCTTCTAGAGGAGAAACCCCTTGCTTAATTTCTCAGAGGATGTCGTCAGAATTTATTGATGGATTGACGACCAACAAAGGTCGAAAATATATCAAAGTTATGACTCAAAATTTCGTTCATTCCTTCATTGTCAATACAGATAAGGATCCTAAATTCGCCAAAGGTGATATTCTGATGGCAGCTAGTAGAAATGCGCCCGCAAGAAATTTTGCAAGAGGAAACGTTTATGTTGGCTCCTTTGATCGAGTGCGGTGGTCTGGAGTAGTCTAAATGGCCGAGTTTGTAGTACAAATATCGACTTCTGGATATAAAAAAACCTTTAATTCCGAATTAGACGCATATGTCTTCTTTGGTGCAGTAGAGTGGGGTTCGATTGTCGAAGGCACTCACTCTGAATATTGTTTGGTCGAGGAAACATGAAAAATAAAGTAATTCTTACTGATTGTGATGGAGTCATTCTGGACTGGGAGTATTCATTTACCGAATGGATGCGCGGCCGCGGATATACTCTAGCCGAAAATTATCATACTATGTACAATATTGGCGAGCGATATAATATCAGCAAAGAAGAAGGTAGAGTGCTGGTTTCTACTTTTAACGAAAGCGCCAACATAGGATACTTGCCCCCATTACGCGATGCTGTAAAGTATATAAGAAAAATTCATGAAAAATTTGGGTACGTATTTCATATTATTACTAGTTTGAGTACGGATCCATATGCATACAAACTAAGAAAACAGAATCTAGAAGCTCTTCTCGGACAAACTTTTTGTGAGAAGCTAATTTGTCTAGAAACTGGGGCGGATAAAGATGTTGCACTCGAACCATATAGAGATAGTGGCTGTCTTTGGGTAGAAGATAAGCCAGAAAATGCTGTGCTAGGTACTCGGCTAGGACTAGAATCTATTTTGATACGACATCCGTTCAATGAGGATTTTAATGACTCATCTATAATACCTGTCCATAGCTGGAAAGAAATTTACCGCCAATTAAAACAAAAAGCTGCTTAACCTTTTTATACATTTCCGCAGAGCAACAAAGGGGGCACCGAAATGCCCCCTTTATCGCAGATCAAAATATTTGTTAAGATACCCTGATCGTTCCGGTTTCTTCACTTTCGAACAAATGTCCGCTTGTTGATGATTCTGCGTACAAATTATCAGAATCAAATGACACATTTGTATAATTTGTTCCTTCAAATGTTCCGTTCTCTATTTGATAAACTCCCTCAAAAGAACAGTTTGTAATTGTCTGACCGACTGCGCTGGATGAATAAGAAGTATACCATGCAGCATAGTTAACAAAAGAAACATTATTCCAAAGAACGTCTGTTTGTACTGAAGAATTATATTTCCACGAAGCGTGTCCCCCAGAAAAGTCTATGATGACGTTTCTGCATGAACCGCGAGATGGATTAACAGTACTGGATGTGGCACCACCAACAACTGCTGCTGAGTAATTAGTGCCTGCTGCTGGTTTTTCGATTTTAACATTAGCAAAGTGCCGCCTGTAATTAGAACCAACAGGGAAAATGTGAGTATCGCGTTTGCTCAGTCCGGCAAATGTTAATACAACATCATTAGCGTTTTCTGTTTTCCCTACAATCGCAATATTTTTGCCGCGCAATATGTCATTACTATAAGACGGGTTGCTAGCGGTAACGGTCGTAGTGATCTGATACTCACCAGCATCCAATAACAATGCATCGCCGTCAGACATACTATCAATAGCAGCATCGAGATTTATTGTTGATCCCGCATTTTCGACAGTTACAATCTGCCCGCTGGTTTGAGCAACATAGTCTGCAGCATAATCGTTGTATACGGGCGCCACATATGGAACATATTCTTCTGCCGTGTCTAATGTTAGAGGAGCATTTGGTGCAGTAAAATCAGAATAATAAACATTATTAGAAGATATTCTAATATCCGATAGTAATCCTGCGAATTTATCTGAACCAGCCGCACCAGCACCGACAACTGCAGTTCCTTCAGAACCAATAGTTGCTGACGAAGAAGCTGATCCTACGGTTGTACCATCAACGAAAAGGTTGATAACGCTAGACCTTCTCGATACCGCAACATGTTTCCACGTTAGCGTACTATATGATGACGTAGAAGTGATTAAATTGCTCGAACCATTATGGAAAACTACCTCGTAAGATTCCATCGCTGGCGTAATGCTATTAATGAGCGGAAGCAATGCCTGACCTTCGTTAGAAGTGTGAGTA